GCCATTGGTCAAAGAGGTGTACTGCTTTGACACCCGCACGCAGTTGCAGGACGGCTCGTTCCGCGTCACCAACTGGGACTCGATTGAGCCAACGGCGCTGTTGTCCAAACGCAATGGCGACGTGCTGATCGGCAAGAACGGTTACATCGGCAAGTACGGTACTTACCAAGACCACACATCCATCTACCGGATGCAGTACTACACGAACCACGCTGATCTGGGTAACCAGAACGTCACGTCAATTCTCAAGCGCCTCAAGGCCGTGGTGATTGGCGGTACCAACCAATTTGTGACGATGAAGTGGGGATTTGATTTTCTAACCAACTACCAGTCGGCCAACGTGCTCATTCCCGCACAGGGCATCTCTGAATACGGCGTTGCAGAGTATGGCGCTAACGGATCGCCCGTGGCTCAGTATTCAGAAGGCGTGGCGCTACAAACCTTGTCGGTCAATGCGTCGGGCAGCGGTAAAATCGTGCAAACAGGCTATGAGTTGAACATCAACGGCGCGCCTCTGTCAATTCAACGGATTGAGATTCAGTCCAAAGACGGGAAAGTATCATGAGCAATTACACCAAGAGCACCAACTTTGCGACAAAAGACGCACTGACTTCGGGCGATCCGCTGAAGATTGTCAAGGGCACGGAGATCGACACCGAGTTCAACAACATCGCCACGGCTGTGGCGACCAAGGCTGACTTGGCGTCGCCTACGTTTACCGGAACGCCCGCCGCGCCTACCGCGTCCGCGGGCACTAACAGCACACAACTTGCGACTACGGCTTTTGTGCAAGCTGCGCTTCAAACTTTGTATCCAGTAGGCTCCATCTATATCAACGCTGGTGTGACCACCAACCCGGCAACACTTCTTGGCTTTGGTACTTGGACAGCCTTTGGCGCAGGTCGAGTGATGGTAGGCTTGAACGGTGCTGATGCCTTGTTTGATGCCTTGGAAGAAACTGGCGGTAGCAAGGACGCTATTGTTGTGTCCCATAGCCATACTGCCACATCATCGTCTAGTTCTTCATTTACAGGTTCTCCACTAGCTGCTCACGCACATACGGTGGGCGGTCCTACTAGCGGTGGAGGTTCTGGGACTTCATTTGGAAATGTGCTTGAATCCCCTACATCTATTTCTACATCAAGCGTGTCTGGCGGTACTCCTTCTGGTTCGGTAAGCACATCAACTTCCACTACGGTTAACTCCACAGGCTCCAGCGCCACTGACGCTAACCTCCAGCCGTACATCACTGTGGCGATGTGGAAACGGACAGCATGATCACCCACCACTTCAGCGATGGTCTGTACGCCAAGCAAGCGGTTATCCCCGCAGGCACGGCTATTCTGAAGCACACGCATGAGTTCAGCCACCTGTCTATTCTTGCCCAGGGCAAGGTGGCGGTGCTGCGCGGCACGGAGATTGACATTGTTGAAGCGCCAGCCTGCATTGAGATCAAGGCTGGTTTGACGCACGGCGTCAAGGCGATCACGGATTGCGTTTGGTTTTGTATTCACGCCACCGACGAGACAGACCCGTCAAAGGTGGACGACGTTTTGATTGGAGATTGATATGCCTATTACAGCAGCCGTGATTGGCGGAGGCGCTTCCTTACTGGGTGGACTGCTCGGCGGCAGTTCCGCCCGTAGAGCCGCGCAGACCCAAGCCGACGCGCAGCGCGACGCAGCGCGTATTGCGGCTGAAGAAGCCCGCTTTCGCCCGGTCGGTATCACAACGCGCTTTGGCACGTCGCAGTTCCAGATGGGCATCCCCGGCGTTAACGCGCCTGTAGCCACTGACTTCGCGACGCCGGAAGAATTTCAAGCCGCGCAAAGCGCGTATCAAACGCGGCTGCAAAGAGAAGGCCGAGTCACAGGCGCGGGCTACGAGCTGGACCCACAACTGCGGGCCATGCAAGACCGCTTCTTAGGTCTGGCAGGTGGTGGGCTGACGCAAGCCGAGGCAGCGCAGCAACAGTTCGCACCCTTGGGCCAAGCGGCTCAAGGTCTGTTCGGCCTCGGCCAGCAGTACCTGGCGCAGTCGCCTCAAGAGGCCGCGCAGCAGTACATGGCTGGCCAACAGAACCTTTTGGCCCCAAGCCGTGAGCGCCAGTTTGCGCAGCTCCAGAACCAATTGTTCCAGACTGGCCGTGGCGGTCTGTCGGTCGGCGCGACAGGCGCTCGTCCAAGCGGTGCTGCGGGTCTTGGTGCTGCCAACCCCGAGATGGAGGCGTACTACAACGCTTTGGCCCAGCAAGACGCTGCGCTGGCAGCCAACGCCATGCAAGCCGGGCAGCAGCAGACAGCGTTCGGTGCGGGTCTGTTCGGCACTGGTGGCAACCTACTCACGCAAGGCTACGGCGGCCAGGCTGCGGCTCTGGGCCCGTACCAAGCGTACCTGCAAGGCGCGACTGGTTTGGAAGCCCTTGGCCAAGACCCGTTGAACCTTGGCTCGGCGCTTGGCGGGCGCATAGCCAACCCCGCAGGCGGTCAGGCGCTCTTGCAAGGCGGTATGGGCGCGGCGCAGAGCCAGTATGCGGCCAACGCCTACAACCCGTTTGCCACGGCTTTGGTCGGTGCGTCGCGCAACCCTGCGCTGATGCAAGGCGCAGCCAATATGTTTGGCGGTGGTGATGCAAGGGGCTATATGCCGACCAATTTTGGAACTGGGTCTGCGTTTGGCAACCAAGACCTTGGCGCGTTTCTCTAAGGAGTAAGACATGGCAGAAATTGTGCAATCCTTGTTCGGCGTTTCGCCGGAGTCTTACCAGCAGGCCCAACAGCAGCGGGCCGATGCCCAGGCGCTGCAATACGCGCAACTGACACCCTTCCAGCAGGCGAACTTCGCCATTGGCCGTGGGGCGAACATGCTCGCTGGCGCTATCGGCGGTGCTCTTGGCGGCCAAGACCCTGAGTTGCAGCGCATTACGCTGCGTCAGCAAATTGCTGGGCAATTGAATCCCAACGACTTGTCCACCTTTGACAGCGGCATTGAGATGCTGCGACGAGGCGGCGATGGCCAGGGCGCTTTGATGCTGCAAATGGAAAGAGACAAAGCGCAGCAGCTCTCGCTGATTCGTCAAGACCAAGAACTTGCGCGTCAAGATGCAGCAACAAAACGACGAATTGCAATGGAGTCCCAGGCTCGGACGCAACAGGCTCAATCTCTGTTGCAAGGCGCATATCGGCCTGCTACGCTAGAGCAACAGCAATTTGTTGAGGTGGATGAGCAGGGCCAGCCAGTGGCAATCCCAGCTCGTCCAGCGTCTTTTAATATCAATCCTGTCTTGCCTCAACTCATGCAATCCCCAGAGGGGCGAGCAGCCATCACAGAGCAAGCCAACTTGCTGCCAGCATTGCGAAAACTTGGTGCATCTTCAATGCGTGAGGAGAACCCATTTTCTACTTTCATTGCTGATGCAACCATTCCCAAAAATGTTCAAACACTTGCACAGCAATACTCAAAGAGTTTTGCAAGCGGAGTTCTTGACCCTGAAAAGGCTGATGCAAAAGTCAAAGAGTTGGCTGATATGACGCAGCGTGTTCAGCAATTTGAGCAGAATCAGCAGCAGATTAAAGACAACCAAGCCATCATGCAATCGTTGCGCCAGCAAGGTCTTGAGAACTCTCAGCAAGCTATATTGATTCAACAAGGCAATCAAGCATTGCAAGCACAGAACATTCAGTTTCAGCAAGACATAAAGCGCCAACAAGAGGCTGCTAAAGAAGAAGCACGCAAGAACAAACCGCTGCCTTCTTATTTGGCAAAAGAGGAGGAGGCCGACTTCTCTGCCGCAAGCGCAGCAACCAACATTGCCACAGATGCGTATGGATACATCAACAGAATCAAAACGGGTGAGATTAAGTTTGGAGTCAAGGACAGAGCCAGTATTCGGGCGCGTCAACTTGTCGGCTCTGGTGCGCCTGATGTGGTGGCGCGTGAAGAATATGACCGATTTGTGGAAAACTTGGTGAACGAGAGTTTGCGACTGAATAAGGGAACGCAAACTGAAGGTGATGCTGTGCGAGAGGCCAAAGCACTGAAAAGTTCTGAATCAAAAGAGGCGGCTGCTTCTGCAATGAAACGCTTGATTGAGATCAACACTCGACGTGCAGAAAATGCAGCAAGTTTGGTAGACAAGCGCCGAACCAATGCAGGTTTTCCCCCGCCACCTCAACCTATTACTGTTCCTCGGTTTGATGTTCAAATCATTACGCCAGCAGAATACAACAGCTTTTTGAAGAATCCGAAATTCCCAAGTGGCACAGTTTTTGTTGATCCAGATGGCGTGAGAAGGGTGAAACCATAATGGCAAACTATCAAGATGCTCCACTGGCTGATCAGCCACAGGCTGGTCAACCACAAGCCTTCACCTCTGTCCTTGGCCCTGGTGTTCCTTACTCCGGTCCAGCCGAGGCACTTCGCTCAATTGGTCAAGGCTTGACCTTTGGCACTTTGGATGAGATCGAAGCGGCTGTTCGTACTGGTGCAATCAGTGGCCCTGAGTATGAGCGCCAGCGCAACCTTTTGCGTGAGCAACAGAAGCAATTTGGGCAAGACAGCCCCATTGTCAAGACTGGTCTTGAAATCGGTGGCAGTCTGATTGCGCCACTTGGTGCAGCCAAGCAGATTGGTCGACTTGCGCCAGCAACGCAATCTTCCATCATTGGCGAGACTTTGCTGGGCCAAGCTGGCCGTGGTACTGCCATTGGCGCTGCAACTGGTGCGGCTTCTGGCTACGGCTTTGCGGAGAAAGACGCCGGGTCTGCGGCTGCTCTTGGTGGCATCTTTGGCGGTTTGCTTGGTGGCTCTGTGCCTATTGTTGTGGACAAGGCTGGAACACTCATTAAGAACGTGCTGAACTCTGCTGGCATCGGTGACCAAGAAACAGCAGCATCCAAGATGCTGGCAAGCTATCTCAAAAAGGACAATCTGACGCCAACAGAGGCGCAGCAGGCACTGGATGAGCTGCGCAAGATTGGCGTCCCCAATCCCGTCATTGCTGACCTGGGAAAGAGTCTGAACGACTTGGCTTACAGCGCATACGTTGTGCAATCAAAGGCCAAAGGCAGTACTGAGTCGTTTCTTGTCAATCGCATGATTGATCAGCCAAACGACATTGTGAAAGGCTTGGTTGAAAAAGCTGGTTTGGCTA